AAAGACGATCAAAATAATTCATTCGCTTGGTCACCTGAAACTTCATCTTGGATTGCTACAGGCAATTAAAGAATTTTAAAAACGGAGTAAGATCATGGGATCACCCAATGGCGGTATCATAGGAGTAGTCAATCCAACATCGTTTGGAAAGTGTACTGTCACATCCGTTACAGCATCAACACCAGCATTTGCATTTCAACCGGGAACTAGATTAGTTTCTGCTGCAGTAGTAGCAGGAGGAGGTGGAGGTGGATTTGATGTTGCTGGAGGAGGTGGTGGTGGAGGTTTTAGAACTTGTGCATCATTTTCAGTTTGTGGAGCATCAATTCCAATTACAATTGGAGCAGGAGGAGCAGGAGGAACATCTCCATCAAGACAAGGATCATCAGGAACAAATTCAGTATTTTCAACAATTACGAGTGCAGGTGGAGGAGGTGGAGGAGGATGTAGTCCAAGTCCTTCTTTAAGAACTGGAGCAAATGGAGGATCGGGTGGTGGTGGAACAAGATGCGGAGCAGTAGGAGGAACAGGTAATACTCCTCCAACAAGTCCATCACAAGGTAATGATGGAGGAACTGGTTCACCAGGACCTTTTGTTGGTGGTGGAGGAGGTGGAGCAAGTGCAGTAGGAGCAAATTCTCCAGGACCAGCATCTGCAGGAGGAGCAGGCGGTGCAGGATCATCATTAGCTCCAATATTTGGAGCAGCACCACAACCATTTTATGCTGCAGATAATCCTAACGCAGGACCAACTTCAACAGGACTTTTTGCAGGTGGTGGAGGAGGAGGTGGAAGAACACCAGATTCAAGACCAGGTGGAGCAGGAGGACCAGGTGGTGGAGGAAAAGGTGGTAATACAGGAAATCCATCAGTAGGTTTTGCAGGAGTTACAAATTCAGGTGGAGGAGGCGGTGGAGCAGGTTCTTGTGTTGGAAATAACGGCGGAGCCGGCGGTTCAGGAATCGTTATCGTAAAAGAACTAAACAAGGCCAGTGGATCGTGGCCGTTGAGAGCACAATTTAGAGCAAGGAAGCAGGGGACATGGGTTGAACCACAATTATCATTTGATGTAGATTATTTAGTAGTAGCAGGTGGTGGTGGAGGTGGAACTGGTTCTCCAAATAGATCAGGAGGCGGAGGTGGAGCTGGAGGATATAGAACTTCATTTCCGGGTGGAACAAAATTAACAATAACAGGATTTGGACCATTAAATGTTCCAGTAACAATAGGATCAGGAGGAGGAGTTGGTGCTCCAGGATCACCATCAATTTTTTCAACTATTACATCAGCTGGAGGTGGTAAAGGTTCAGGTGGTTGTACTGCACCTTCTTTAACGGGAGGATCAGGGGGTGGAGCGGCAAATACTGCTGGAGCAGGAGGAGCAGGAAATACACCACCAACAAATCCTCCACAAGGTAATCCTGGAGGAGCAGGAGGTCCTTGTGGTCCTTCTAGAAGTTCTGGTGCTGGAGGTGGAGCAGGAGGAGCAGGAGCATGTTTTTCACCTAATATATCAACTGGAGGAGCTAGTGCTCCAAATACAATAACAGGATCTCCTATTTCTTATTCAGGCGGAGGTGGCGGAGGTGGACCTTCTGGAAATAGAGGAGCAAGTAGTCCTTTATCAGGAGGAGGTGGAGGCGGAGGTAGTAATAATGATCCTGCTAGTCCTGTAAGCACTGGTTTAGCTGGTCAAGCTGGAATAGTTATTGTTAGAGGACCAAGTTCAATCTCATTTGCAGCAAATCCAGGAACAAACACAGTTACAACATTACCGGCACCAGCTGGAGGTTGTAAAGTGGCGACATTCACGGTTTCTGGAGATTTGACTATTTCATAATAAAATTATAAAATTTTATAATGTATCACGTTGGTAAAGTAAAAAAAGAAACAACAAAATTTTTAATAGAACTTTTAAATAAAGAAAATAAAGAAAATAATAAAACAACTGAAATAGTAGATACTGTAAAAGGTTTTCAAACAAAAAATATAATAAAAAAAATACCAACAGAATTTAAAAAAGACATATTACAGAATTTATTTAATATAGATGATTTTTTTCATTTACATTTAATTAAATATGAAAAAGGAGGTTTTCAAAAAAAACATAATCACATAGCTAGTGAAAATTTTTCTTTTATATTATATTTAAATAATAGTGATGGTTTTACTAATTTTTATTTTTTTGATAGACAAATAAAAGAACTTCCAATTGAAAATAAAATAATTTTTTTTAAATCAGAAATAGAACATGAAGCTGAAATTTGTAATAATAATAAAAAAGTAGCAGTTGGTGCTATTGGAAAAAAATTTATATGTTAATTATTGAGTATTTTACTCAAAAATTAACTCTTTACAAATCCTATAGAAAATAATATATAGAATTTAGAAATGAACCTTCAGAATTATTACTACTATTTCCAAAGTGCACTCACACCTAGATTTTGTGATGAGTTAATTAAATATGGAATTTCACAACAAGAACAATTAGCATTAACAGGTGGTCAAACCGAAAAAGTAAATAAAGGAAAACCACTTGATGATAAAGATATAATAGATTTAAAAAAGAAACGAGATTCAAATATTGTTTGGTTAAATGATCGTTGGATCTACAAAGAAATTCAACCATTTATACATCAAGCAAATAGATTAGCTGGCTGGAACTTCGATTGGTCGTTCAGTGAGTCATGTCAATTTACAAAATATAAATTAAATCAATTTTACGACTGGCACGCGGACGCCTGGGAGACACCTTACGATAATAAAAATAATCCTGACACACATGGTAAAATAAGAAAACTTTCTGTCACTTGCAGTTTGTCAGCACCAGAAGATTATGAAGGTGGCGAATTAGAATTTGATTTTAGAAATACAGATCCCGATAAACAATCAATTAGAAAATGTGCTGAAATAAAACCTAGAGGAAGTATAGTTGTTTTCCCAAGTTTTGTATGGCACCGCGTCAAGCCAGTTACAAAAGGAACAAGATATTCTTTAGTAATTTGGAATTTAGGTTATCCATATAAATAATATGCCACATAAAGATCCTATAAAAAATAAACAATATCAAAAAGAATATTATTTTAGAAACAGAGCTAAAAAATTAAAAGCAAGAAAATTATTATATATGAATACTCCTTATGATGTAAGACTTGCTAAAAATAGTAGATTAAAACATGCTTATAAAATTTCTATTGAAGAATACGAAAAAAAATTAAAAGAACAAAATTATTCTTGTGCTATTTGTAATAGACATAGAGATGAATTTAAAAGAAATTTATCAGTAGATCATGATCATAAAACAGGAAAAGTTAGAAGTTTATTATGTATTATTTGCAATAGTAATGTAGCTATAGTAGAAGATAAATTAGAAATGATTCAGAAATACTTAAACAAACACAGAAAGGATGTTAATTAATGGCAAAAACAGATCAATTAGCAGCATCAGTTTATTTCAGTTCACCTGTTTATTCTATTGAAATACCTGAATGGGTAGATGATGCAAATAAAGTTTGTGATAAATATATAAAAGATGCAAAGAAGAATAATGCAAAAATTATTAAAGAACGAGAAAAGAAATTTGGTAAAAAAATAGGAGATCATGGAATGAGTTATCATTCTACATCATTAGTAGGTGATCCAGATTTAAAAGAATTGCAAGATTACATTGGAGCAACAAGTTGGAATGTTTTAGATCATATGGGATATGATTTAACTAACTATGAATTATTTTGGACTGAATTCTGGGTACAAGAATTTGGTGAAAAAGGAGGTGGGCATCACGAAGGTCATATGCACTATGATAACCATATATCTGGTTTTTATTTTTTAAAATGTAGTGAAAAAACTTCAATGCCTGTTTTCCACGATCCACGACCAGCTAAACTTATTACACAATTACCATTAAAAGATGAAAAAGAAATTACTTTAGGAACACACCAAATTCATTACCGACCAAAACCAGGTACAATGATATTCTTTCCAGCTTACATGGAACATCAAT